GAGTTCTTAGGCTCACTCCCACAAGAGTCAACCAAGAGCAGATACCATGTTTTAATTCCTGAAAGACTTCCTGATAACGCAAAAAATATAAAAGTTACATTTGAATACGAAACAGAAACTAAGGATTAACCATGACCGAGCAAAACAAACACTAGAAAGGAAAGTTATGATTGAGATTAAAGAAGAGAATTTTGAGAAAGCGTACAACGAAGGATGTTTCGATGTTAAGAAAGTGTTGCAAACATTAGTGCCCGATTTCCAGTTTAAGAAACCATTTCCCAAGTTGATGAAATACTGTGGGCAGAATCTATATTTCGCGCTGGATGAAACACACGCATATTGTATTTTATCAAAAGACAGGACCCCACTAGGTTGTCTCATATCTCCAAGTGAAAGTACTTATTTTGAAGACATTAAAGGAATTGAGGAAATAAAATGACCAACCCAAACAAGTTACACGCCGGATTCGACGCACCCCCAAATTAAACGGTGGGTGGATAATGCCGGAGCAACCAAGGTTCCTTGTTCCGAACTGAGACGCCAAGGACGCGGGGATATCCGGTCAATACCACTCACCATTAATCTTTAAGGCCGGAGGGTGGAAACTGTGAATACTTATATATTGGGGAATATAGGGTGTTAATGGTTGCCCTCCGGCTGTAAAAAAATAAATAATAAGAAAAGGAGAGAATAGTGAAAATAATAAATCTGCAAGCAGAAAATATCAAAAAGCTAACCGCCATCGACATTACACCAAACTCCGCTGTCATTATGATAACCGGAGAGAATGGCGCCGGCAAGAGTTCAGTCCTTGATTGCATTACTATGGCATTAAAGGGCGGCCGCGAAATCCCCGAAGAACCGATTAAACAAGGGGAAGACAAGGGGAAGATAAGATTAGATTTGGGAGATTATGTTATCCACCGGTCTTTCACAAAAGACAATTCGTATCTTCAAATCAAAAGCAAAGAGGGGGCGAATCAATCTTCTCCCCAGAAGCTTCTCGATAAAATAGTCGGAAACATCAGTTTCGATCCACTGGACTTCATGAATAATGATAAAAAGAAACAACGGGATATTTTCCTCGGTCTCATCGGGGTAGATACGACCACGCTGGACAAAGAAGAAAAGGATCTGCGTGAAGAGCGTTTATTGGTCGGCCGGCAAAAGGATCAGTTAGTAGCCAGATACAAAGAAATGCCAGAATGGAAGGATGAGAAGGGGACTGAAGAAATAAGCATTCTGTCAATTTCCAAGCAACTACAAGATGCCATAAAATCCAACTCTGACATCGACACATTTATCCAGGACAATGAAGAAATAAAATCTTCTGCCATGTCTGACGTGGAAAGAAGTAAGGAGTTGGAAAAAGAATTGGCAGATCTTCAATTGAAGGTTAAAAATGCCAAACTGGTCTATCAGGCAAATAAAGAGAAAATTGCCAAAATGGTAAAAATCGACATTACTCCAATTGAAGATTCCATGTCCACCCTTGAAACCACCAACTCACACATTCGGGACAATAAGGAAAAAGCCCGGGTTAAAATCGAAGCGGACGCCTCTGTGGACAATTACGAAGGGTTAACCAAGAGGATTGATGAAGCCATATCTAAGCGGAAAAAGTTGCTGGAGAAGGCTCCTATCCCCGTCCCAGGCCTTAGCTTTAACGATGGAGAACTGCTTTATAATAATATTCCCCTTGACCAAGCCTCTGACGGAGAAAAATTGATGATTTCCATGTCAATTTCTATGGCACTCAATCCTACCCTCAAGGTTCTCCGGATCAAAGATGGAAGTTTGCTGGACGCCAAAAATCGTGCTATAATAAGTAAGGTTGTCAAAGACAAGGATTTCCAACTATGGTACGAAAGCGTGGGGTCGGATTCCAACGTTGGAATCGTAATAGAGGAGGGGAGTATTGTGTCGGTTGATGGGCAGCCGGTAGAAAAGAAAGCCACAAATCGTTCAAAGCCCAAAATATTAAAGGAAGAAAAGGTGGAAAAAGTGGAGGAAAATACCCATGGCGACGACACCACTGACTGGTAGAAAACAACCACCATCGTTTGATGGCATAGAGGATTTCGGCTACCTCAACTCATGGGTGGATAATATCCCGGAGAAAGTCCATAAATGCTGGCACTCTGACCCGGAACACAAAAGAGAATATTATACTACGGGTAAGTGTGAAAGAATGGTTGTTTGCCGGCAGTGTAATTTTCTTTATAAAGTAGACAGTTCAGATTAAAAAAAGGGGGAGGGATGAAAAGAGAAAAATCCAAGAAACGGCTATGCAAGAAATGTGTATGTGGAAATTATCCGGAAATCATAACCGGTAAACATCACGCCAAACAGTTTAAAGTATTTTCCGTGGAATGTAAAAATCCAAGGTGCAAAACCAAACCGGCCACAGCCAATTATGACAAGAAAAGTGTGGCCATTTCCATGTGGAATAATGATGTTGTGACGAATCATTTGATGAGCGTGTAAAATGGAATTGACGCATATTGATCTTTTTAGCGGAATTGGAGGCTTATGAAATTATGAAAGCAATTTTAGAGTCAGAAAGGAGTCCAGTTTGAAAGAATCCCCGCGAGAAAATAGTAATTATCTTAAGCCTTATACCCTTAAACCGACACCTATCCCAGATGGGTTTATTTTGTGCCAAGACACCCGAGAGCAGCGCCCGCTTTTTGCCCGCATTCCCAAAGGATTAACTATCTGTTCTGCCACATTAACTCGAGGCGATTACAGTGTAAAAGGTTTCGAGGATAAAATCTGTTTCGAACGCAAGTCTATGGATTTATGGCCTTATTGTTCATCGGAGAGAGAAAAGACAGTAAGGAAAATGTCCCAGTTCAAATCCATGGAATTTGTTGGCCTGATAATTGAACTTAAGGAACATGAAATCTATCAATTCCAGCAACATAGCCGTGTTCACCCTGAAGTAATCCGCGGGGCACTGATTTCATTCGCTGTCCGTTACAACGTCCATGTTTACATGGGTAGTAGGGAAAATTGCGCACGTTATTTATTAGATCACGCCGTGAAATTTTACAATATAAAGAAGGAGGTTTAAAGTGAGTTTGTTTCCAACGCCGCATATAATTACTATATGGGATAAGATTAAATTATTCCTTACTCCCATGAAAAAAATGGAATCCGTGGATGGCACTATCCATTATAAACGAGACAAAAATGATTGCATTTATTTATATAAAATAGATCCCAAAAAGGAGGTTTAAAGCATTATCCATGAGAGAAAAATCCACCGAAATTTACCGTTTAAATGACCCTGATGAACCGATGAAAATAACCAAAGAAGAGCGAACGGTTCTCTTTCAGGACATCCAAAATGAGAACAATAAAACAACATGGAAGAAGTTTTGTGAGGTCGTAAAGAAGGTCAAATTTCCATCCATGACCGGCATAAAAGGAGCTACCCATCGGATACAAACTCACATATATCCGATCCAAAACGACATAGCCCAGCAGCTATTTGAAAGGTCAAAAGTGTACCGGACCCGCTCCCAATTAGACCGTAGAATTTACTCTGTCGGGCTTGAATGGTTGAAGGTAGAACACCTAGAATTAGGTCTCAAATTAGATGATATTTTTGCCCCAATCATGTCACAAATGTACGAAGAAGACCGCGTTGACGAGTGGAAATCGACCGTAATTTTAAAATATAAGGATTATTTGAACAAAGTTGCTTCGGGAGTTATGACTGAAGACGAAGTAGATGAAAAGGTCAAAAAATGGATAAATTGTTTCCCAAATGAGAAATTAAAAACAGAGGTCAGGCGCATGATTAACCATATCGACCAAGGTGGAGAATTGGTTAAGGCTAAAGACCGTATGCGCCATAAGTTCACGGATAGATTGAAGTTAAAGGAATGGGAGTTACATAAATCTGAGTAGCCATTCCTAGAATTTATGAGTGCACGTTCCTAAGAGTATATGAGTAGCCATTCCTAGGAATTAAAGAGACTCCACTCATAAAAAAACGAGGTCAAAAAAAAGAAATTTCCAGATTTTTAGGCCTAAAAATGGCAAAAAAAATCGCCATAAATGAGATACGCAGATAGAAACATTGAGTTTTATTTTTACAAAATGAGTGGTCATTCCTAAGTTTTTTTGAGTGTCCATTCCTAAGAAAAAAGAGGGTGAAAATTGGATATTTTTTTATTTCACAAGCTAAAACGGAAAAATTTTAGAGTATTCATTCCTAATGAATTGAGTGTCAATTCCTCTATAATACACTATTTTTGACTACTGCTACATTGCTTCCTAAGTTTTAGGAAGAGTTTCTTATATCTTATGAGTATATTGTATTCTGTTGAGAATAATATATTATATAAAAGTATTGACAAGACATAATGATTATTATATCTTCTATCATCTTAAATAAAGGGTAGATATATTATGAAAGAAAAAGTCATTGATTATGTTTTTGTGAATGGAAGGGTTGATAAGATAAAAACTTCTCAAAAGCAATGGCGAAGTAAAAACAAAGAAAAAGTTATTTCCATGGTAAAGCGGTGGGCAGTTAAAAATAAAAACAAGGTTTCTCTTTATCAAAAAAAATACAATAAAAAAAATAAAGAAAAAATAAAACAAAGACAAAAAGTATGGAATGAGAAAAATAAAGAAAGGGTTCGTACCTATCAAGAAAAGTGGAATAGAAAAAATCCAGAGAAAATAAAACAGTACCAGAAAAAGTGGCAAAAGGCTCATCCGGAAAAAGTAAAAGAATATTTTCGTAGGTGGGCAAAGAAGAACCCAGATAAAGTTGAAGAATATTTCCCAATAAATTACAAAGGAACTAAAACATGAGCCATGCTGCCCAAATCGAATCAGCCAAAAACGAACTCTCCCGATACCGGAATGAGAAATGGAGGGAGCACCAGAAAGAAGCGATTGAATATATTTTGGGGAGTGACAAGAAGTTTATATTTTTGGAGGCACCTTGTGGGTCGGGTAAGTCGATCATCGGAATTATCTCTGCCATGTGTAAGGGTGGCGCCAACTACTCGGTCCACTCTAAAACCCTCCAGCATCAGGTAACGTCAGATTTCCCAGAAGCGCGCTCTTTGTTCGGCCGGGCAAATTATGAATGTGCTTACAACCCAGCCTTAACCTGCGCCGAATGTTTCCATACCAAAAGCGTCCCCTGTTCACTGAAATCCGAATGCTTGTATGAAATCCAGAAAAAAGAAATTCTAAAATCCCGCCTGCGAATCTTGAATTTTGATTATTTGCTTTCAGAAACAAATTACGTCGGTAAGTTTTCAGTTCTCAAAGACCCGACTAAAAACTTCAACGTGCTCGATGAGGCGGACGCTATTGAAAATACGCTAATAAATTTCGTTACCCTGACTTTTACCACATACGGTCTCAGCCGGCTGGGTCTCAAGAACGAAATAGAAAATCTTAAGCATACTTCCAAAGATAAAGACCGGTTAATCGAATCGTGGAAAGAGTTTGGCAAGCTGGCATTGGAGCGCGCGCAGGAAATCAAAAAAGGCTTGGATATTAAAGTTTCCTGTTTGGTCCAGCCCCTAACCAACGATAATACCCGAACTATAAAAGACAGGACCAGCATCATCCGGATGATTGAAAAAATAAATCTATTCGTTGAATCGGTTGACGATACCTGGCTCTACGATGATTCCCAGGAAGACCGGTATATTTTTCGTCCCCTGTGGCTCAATGAAGAAATTGCCAATCAATTCATGTGGCGGCACAGCGATAAGTGGCTGTTGATGTCAGCCAGCTTCCTCCCAATCCACATCGAATGCAAACGGTTGGGAATCCCCATAGACGAAACTGATTACAAAGTTCTTCCTTCGACCTTCCCTGTTAGCAGGCGGCCGATTCACATTGAACCATGCGCTAACCTAACCGGGAAAACCATGGCCGAAGAAACGCCGAAACTCATAACCCGCATTACCGAAATTATAAATAACCGACCCGATGTCAAGGGGTTAATTCACGCAGTAAGTTTTAAGCTAGCCAATGATATTTACAAAACCATCGATTCCCCGCGTTTAATAATCCACGATTCTTCCAACCGGCAGGATAAGCTGGAATACTTCATGGAATCTAAAGAACCCCTGGTATTAATCAGCCCGTCCATGGAGCGCGGAGTGAGTTTAGGTATGGATTTATGCAGGTTTATCATCGTTGCGAAATGCCCTTTTCTTAGCCTTGCTGAAAAAATTACAGCAGCGCGTTTATATTCTTCTGGGAAAATTGGCAATATGTGGTATATTGCTACCGCAATGACAACGGTTCTGCAAATGACAGGTAGGGGGATTAGGAGTAAAGATGATTTTTGCGAAACATGGATTCTCGATGCTCAATTTAAAAGAATATATGAGCAGTATCCTAGTTTTTTACCATTTTGGTGGAAGGATGGCGTAGAGTGGTGATAACATATAAAACCAAAAGTAAATACTTAGAAACAAGTCGTCAATGGAAACAAAATAACAGGGAAAGGGTTAATAAATATAAAAGAGATTATTACGCAAAGAATAAAGAAAAATCAATAGCTGAAGCAAAAAAGTATATTAAAAATAATTTAGAAAAAGTAAAGGAGCGACGACATAAATATTATCTTAAAAATATTAAAAAGTTTAAAGAATTTGGGAAGCAAAGATATTTAAAAAATAAAGAAGAAATAAAAAGTAAGACAAGGCAATGGGGAGTAGATAATCCAGAAAAAGTAAAGATATACTCACGGGAAAAAGGAATTAGATATAGAAAAAATCCTATGAAAAAATTAAATATGAATATATCCTATGGCATTTGGCTTTCACTTAACGGAACCAAGAAGCATCGACATTGGGAAGATTTAGTTGGATATACTGTTGCTGATTTAAAATCTCATCTTGAAAATTTATTTATCTCTGGTATGGGTTGGGACAACTATGGCATTTGGCATGTGGATCACAAAATACCAAAATCTGCTTTTAATTTTTCCTGTGCAGAAGATATAGATTTTAAAAAATGTTGGGCGCTTTCAAATTTACAGCCAATGTGGGGGATAGATAATGTAATCAAGGGTAAAAAATTATCCAAACCATTCCAGCCTTCACTTGCCTTGAATGTCTAATTTTCCTCCCCGTTGGAATAATATAGCAAAAATCCTCCCTGTTGATAGAATGCCTATCAGGAATACCTAAATTTATGCCCTGCCATGACCGTGGTTGAGTTTTCTTCTCCCTCATGTTGTAATGGACATTTAAACGCTAAAAAACTAACCTTGCCAATTTTAGACCATAAAAAAGGGGATAAGTTACCCTATCCCCTTTAATTAACCATAACTAGCTTTCTATCTTATTTAAAATACAACAATTTTTCTTACAATCATATTGTCACTACCTCCTTCCCGGCCCTGTTATACTTCCCGCGCCGATATTGTTTCCCATCCAGCTTCTTTTCCTGCGCCTTTTTATTCTTCCAAAACTGCTCTTTTCCGTACTTAATTTGCTCTCTTCTCCAGGCCTCAATGATCCGCTGGGTTTCAAGCTGTTCAAGCATTAAAGAAGTTAGCCCAGTCATATCATCAACAACATGGTGTTTTACGTTGTTGACATAAATATCTTTCCCTTGTTTTCTTTCTTCAATCTCCGCCGCCATCATCCATTTCAGCCATGTAGCCAGAGCCTCATTGAAAAGCATGTGGACTTTCGTATCTTCCTGAATTGCCAAGGTTCTAAACCGCTTCCATATCCTTTCGTCAATCTCAATATTAACCCTGTGAGCGTCCATCTTTGCGCTCCTCTCTGATTATGTGGCGAGTGACAAAGCCAAATATAATCAATACGATAAAAACTGTTATTAAAGTCATAGATTAACCCTCCTGTGATAACTCATTGCTTCTCTGACGTAAATTACCGGTCATTTCCATGATGTTATTGAACTCAACCTCCGCTGCTTTGTCCGAATAGGGAACCTCAAAAACATCAAGAAAATGTGCCCGTCTTTGGGAAAAATATGCCTTAAATCCGTTTATTTTTCCCCTGTTCATAAATTCCATTTTTTCAGCTTCGGATCTTGCCATTGATTAGACCTCCTTTTTTTAGTTTTCTTATTGGCTCCCGGACTCCTCCAATCCGAAAGCCTAAAGAGACTAAAAAGCTATTGAGCCGTTAATCCACTCTGCCGCTTGCACTCCAATTCCCTTTAGCGGTATTGCAAACCGCTTGATGAATTACATCCCCCAGCTTAACCGGCTTATGGTCCGCCCTTCTGTTTGTCTGGGGATTCCTATGTCTAACAATCCCCTTAACGAAATACTTTTTGCCGATTTTCTTTAGCCTGGTACAAATATGCAAATTGCTGCTGCTGTCCGCGCTGGGTAATGCCGCCGATTTTTCAAAGTCCTTTTCTTTAATTGAAATACCAGCAGGGGAAGGGATAAAAAACCATTCGCCTTGACGCTTGACTTCGATATGGACTGTATTTCTGCCAAAATCAGCCGTTTCAATATCTCTTACAATTTTCGGCTTTAGACTATCAAAAGCCTCTTGAACCGTCTTAACCCTCTTAGGCAGCAGGGAAATAAAATAACTCCCCTCATCCATAGCGCACAGGTAATACTTTTTATTTTGTTCCAATACCGCGCCGCCGATTCTGTGATACCATTTGCCGGTAATATTCCCTTCTTTATCCTTTGTTTCGTGATACTCTGCGCCCACCGGCATATTCTTTTTAAAATCGGCAAAATTATCATCTTCGGAGTCCGCGCTGTCAGTTTTATCTTTGGTAAAATCAACTAACTTACATGCCTGATAGTTTATCCCCGCCGCCGACAACGCCGTAAAGGATACCCTGGGCGAATTGCGAAAAACTGAATAAGTTATTCCTTGATGTTGGCTTGTGCTTATGCTGTATTTATCCCCGTTCAACAAATACCATTCTTTCCCCGGTTCGCCTCTTCTTACCGCCAACGGGAAATGCCGCCCGTAAGAATAAAGCACATTACCCTCTGCAAACACCCTTGAACCGTGATAATTTTTCCCCTCTGAAAATCTTTGTACAACTGTCTTGTGATTCATGTTCATATCCTCCAATTTTATGTATTGTAAATCTGGTTAATTAATTAACAACTAATAACTTTTCTTGTTTTCGTCACTATATATTTTTCTTCTTCCGCGTTAACATTCTTCGCCATATATTCAACGTTTTTAACGATATTAACCGCCAATTTTCTGAATGCCCTTAACACTTTCCCCGGCACTTCATTGTCATCAATATTTTTGCCAGGTTGACAATAAAAAACAGTTATAATTTCACGGTCAACCAGGTTTAATTTTTTCGCTTCATTGTAATTTTTCCAGCCGTGACGGTCTGAAATATATACGCGCCCATTGTAACCATTGCCGGATTTAAAGTTTTCTTTTGTATAGTAGGCCGTTCTTTTACCGCCCCTGTATAAAACCAGATAGCCGCCGGATCGCCCATTAAAACCAGCCTGCCAACTGTAATCATTTCCCCGGTCAAAGTCGGCAATCATGGCGTTTATTTCATCATAAAAGCCTTCACATTCCATAAGTTCAAAAACTTTATCCTGTAATTTACTATCAACAACATTATGCACCTTGAGATTATACGCCGGCGCTGTTGACTGATTCCAACTATTCATAGTGTTATATCGCATTCTTTTTAAATTCTTCATCGTTCATACCCTCCAATTAAAATTTATTGTTAAATATCTATAACCAAATAGCCGTTGCAATTATCAACCCGATTGCCACTATGCACGAGCCGAAGTAAAACACTTTACCCAGTAGTTCAGCCGTGTGCTTAGCCTCAATTTGCAAGGTAGTCCGATTGTCCGGCCTATGTTCGCACGTCCGGCAATCGCCATTTGTCCAGCAGTTTGAGCAGGTTGTCATTTTGTCACCTCTTCAATTCCTAGTTTTACGGCGATAAAACGACACTCCCAGCACGCTTCCGGCTCTTTTGTTTGCAGTTCTCTTGTTTGCTTAAATGTTGTCAATGTGCCACCGCAAAA